TATTAGTAGACATGTCATCTTCATCAAGAATGGCAGTAACAGTTGCGCCAGTAGCAAGTGTCAAGTCTGTCCCTGCTATTAAATTTGTAAATGTACCCGCTGCCGCACTATTAGCACCAATTATTGTACCATCAATAGCACCGCCATCAATGTCTACTTTAGTGATGTCAACTTCACCAGTACCATTTGGTGTAAGTGCAATGTTACCATCAGCACCATCAGCAATTGTAATTACACCTGAATTTGTACCTGCATTTGTGCTAAGTGTTAAGTCTCCTGTACCGTTAGTAGTGAGTGTAACATCAACATTTGAATCACCAACACGTACTGTGTCAGCATCAAGCTGAACATCACCAGTACCATTAGGTGCTACAACTATATTACCATTAGTATCTGTGCTACTAATTGTATTGCCATCAATAGTAATATTGTCAATGTCAACTTGTGTGTCCATGACGATTGTTCCATCGCCTTTAATACGCATACGTTCTGTTGCTGCACCTGATGTGTTTGTCTTAAATACAAGCGCAGTTGTGTTATTATCAGATGCAAAAGTATCTTCAGCTACAGCTTCAATAGCTGCACCATCAAGAATAGCATCTGTGCCACCAGCTTCATCCGGCGCATTAAAAGTAATCTTACCTAAGACGTTACCGCTTTCAACAGATGTATCACCTGTTTGTAAATTGAGTTCAAATCCAGATGCTGCTTTAGCTTGCACACCCACATTATGTTCATGTGTAAGTGTTACTTCTTCATCTGCACCTAACTTAATTATTCCACCATCAGATGTTAAGTTTACGTTTGTGCTTACATCAATTTGTCCAGTTACGTTTACACCATCTGCATCTGTGTCAAATTTCTTTACATTATTATGGTACAGTTCTACTGCACCATCTTTGTCCATAGCAATAAAGGTTTCAGTATCTGTGTCGCTACGAAGAGTTATATTGTTGCCTTGAATAAACAACTCACCAGTATTGTTTTCAATAATACTGTTTGTTCCATCGTGATATATTTCTAAATCGGGTGTAGTGCTATCACCAAATGTGGCTTTTTCGTTATCATCAAGATGTATACCATCCAAAGCAATACTACCAGTAACGGCAATACCTGTTGCTGTTGTTGCTAGTTTAACAGAATTGTCATGGTATAAACTTACAGCACCATCCTCTACGAATTGTGCCATAACCTCTGAGCCATCATTTTTTCTGACTTCAACTGTGCTACCGTCTAGTGCTAGTTTACCAGTGCCTGTATCTCTGATGATGCTATCTGATGCGTCATGGTATATTTCTAAATCAGCAGCAGCACCAAAAGTAGCTTTTGCATTATCTGCAAACTCTAGTGCATTGTCACTGGCATCAAACACAATATTGTTAGCTGCGCCTGTAAGAGTAACATCACCTGTGGTAGTTACATTTACAAGGTTAGCTGTACCAGCTAGATGTAGGTCTTTAAACTTTAGTCCTGTTGTACCAACATCTAATGTATTATTACTCTTTGGTTTAATTTCAGTAGTACTAGCTACAAAATCTTGCGCTGGCCCAAGCACAGTAATTGGCCCACCTTCACCAGATGTACCATCGTGCGAGTGTCCTGTACTACTATTAAAAGCAGCTTCGATAGCATCATATTCAGCATCAAAGTCTGCGGCGTTGATAATGTTACCATCCGCTATGTTATTAATAGTATCGGTTCTAGTGTAGCCTTGTCCCATAGTTTCTACCTTCTATCGTTTAATCCATACTCAACTGTTAGTGCATCAATTGAGTAGGGGGGATTATCGTCTTCCGATTCAAATTGAAATGATACTGTAAATCCTGAACCAACAACTTGCGTTTGAAATAGCTTTAACAGTTTAGTACCGAATCGGGTTATACCAAAAGTACCTGTTCCAAAAAATCCTACTGTACCCTGTGTATTTTGAATACTTATTGGTGCTGGCTGAATAGTTCCCTGACTGTCAAAGTCTAGTTTTAAACTTACGTCAAATGCGACACTACCTTGCGGATCAGTATACAAAAACAGTTTGTAAAATGTCTTACGCTTACGTGGGTCACTAATCGGTAGGTGCGGCGTAGCAAATGTAGTTTGTATATTAATACCGTCAAAGGAGTTACCGCTTTCCATTTGATACAAGTAGCCATCATCGTTGGCAAAGAAAACTTGTTCTACATTCTGGTTATAGTTACTGTCTGCTACATAAGCACGTATGCCACGTGTTTCTGCCCAAGCCATTCCTTCACCGCCTTGCGGCGCAAATTGTGTCGCTAATATACCTTGAGCATTTTCTTGTGTAATATTATTATTATAACCAAGTAATCTATACTGTGATTTTTCCCTGACTACGCAACTTGTAAAAGATGTGTTTGCAGAAATAAAACCTGTCATTACACTTTGTATATTTTTAGATACAGAAGCTAGTCCAAAGTCCCCAATTCTATCTGTAGCACTTAATAGTCTAAGCCCATCCGGGCCAAGGAACATAACGTCACCAGCAATCTCTTGCACTGTGTCAGAATCAATACATCCAATATCTGCGGTTATTGTTTGTACTACAAAGTCGGAAACTGCTCTGCCTGTGAGTTGATGTATAGTAGATTCAGTAAAAATAATTAACTGTTCTCTAAATACAGCTAAAGCCGTAACAGTTCCACCTACTCTAAAATTACCTGCTCCATTACCTATGGAGAAGTCAGAGTCTGTTTCAAACGCTGTGTAAGTTACCGTGTCACCTTTAGCAAAGAATAGATGACCTTTAGCCTCTGCTACAAAAGTAGCCCCTATAACGTCTGTAGGTGCGCTTGTTAAAGCGGTAAATGTAGCATTGTCATATAATGCAGGTTCATTTAAACCATCTACAATTACAACTTTTTCAGTGCCATTAAAGTTATATTTAGCAAACTTTGTTTTGTTAGCACCTTCTCTACTTGTAGATAAGAAGGTAATAACTGCACCATCTGCAGGGCTACTTGCTAATGCCGGATTAATAGCTAGTGTAGTACCACCCGATGTTACAGTAGCGGTTGCAGTTACTGTGTATACTAAGTTAACACCTGCTATTTTAAACGCATCACCTTGTTGTGGTGCTGTAAGTAAACCGTCAATAGCTAAAGTAGAACCTGTTTGACTACCACCATTTACAAGAGGTGTACCATAATCTGGCACATTAATTTTTGTAAATCCAGAACCACCTGTTTTAAATATATCAGCGTTCTTACAAACAATAGCAGTATCTTCCCACGCTGCTACACCAATAGCTAAATATTTAGATGTTGTTGTTTTAAATGTAACAACAGCAGCATTGGCAGGGCTGCTATCTAATGCTGTTGATAAAGTTAATGTTGCTCTGTTATTTGTAGCATCATATGTAACACCGCCAGATGCAATTGTATAAGTACCAGTAACTCCTGCTATTTCTAATGTATCACCTGCAACTGGTGTAGTATGTATTGCAGCTATTATTAATGTTGTACCACTTTGACTATCTCCATGAACAACAGGTGCGCCATATGGTGGTATAATATTACTGTCGTACTTATCATAACCCTCAATACGCCGATAGCCACCCTCAACAGATGGTTCAAAGTTACGTAGTATTCTTGCACTACCCGGAGCATTAATACCTTGCTGCAACGGGGATAGATTAGTTATAAGACCACCACGAAACTCAACTGGGTAGGTTTGCCATGCATCCATTGTGATAGCCCCTAAATACCGAAGCCTGAACTTGCTCCACCTGTAGCACCAGTAAGCATATACGACCTTACGTATGGTGTTCTATTGATAAGCTGAGAACGCATATGCTTAATACCTTCGTCAAATTTTTCTTTCATAACCAGCGCATCTTGTGTGTTACCCCTAAACAAATATCCGTAGTGCATTGCACCATCTACAATGATATGTTGAAATCTTTCTGGTATGGTAGGAACATCTGTTACGGCAGACAAATCTGTAGGAAAAGTATAATACTCATATACCAATTCATATGCTTTGTCTGGCTCTGGTGTCATAATAAACTCTAGGCTAGGTGCTTGTGCTACTTGTGTAGGTACACCCTGACCAAGAGAAGAACTATATTCTTGGTCTATATACTTATCTAAATAATCTTCATAGGCTATTTCTGTAAGCCGTGTAGTAGCATTACCTAATGAAGAATTTTCTTTGATACGAAAAGTTTTAAAGTTAATTACTTTAGCGTTTGTAGGAAACGCATAACGACTAGTATTAGCTGTTAGTGTAGTTTCCTGTGTAGTATGATTAAAAGGCCAAAAGTATTCTGACTGATTTAAATATCTAATAGATGCATTAACAGCATCTTTAGCTTGTGAATAAAAACCTGTAGCTGATGCAAAATTAGCTGAACTGAGTTCTACCTCATTCAGCCGCCTGTTTACTGCATTTACTAAGCCAAGAAAATCGTATGCCATATTACATCCTTAATGAAAGTGAAGGGGCAAGTTTCCCTGCCCCCTCATGTTATTTAGGCAAGTGCGTCACGGTCTACTTCGTTAGCAGCCGTGTCACCCTGATCGCTGATGTCCATCATTACAGCGAAAGCACGTAGCTTACCAGCCGTAAATGAAGCACCATCACCTGCCAACACAAAGTCAATTGTATCGCCAGATGCAGAAAGTGCTAGTCCATCAATTGCAACCTGCGGGGCGTAAGCACCGTCAGCCGCACCGTCAATGTCTAATGCAGCAGCAAACTCATCAACATCACCACCAGTGAAGCCAAGAGCAGCAGTCGCATTAGTACCTGTATTCATGGTTGCAGAAGATACAACTTGAAAACCAGCACCCAAGATTAGAGTATTGGCAGGTACGGTAATTGCCTGAATAGTATCGCCGGGAGCAATGCTATTTGCAGTCAGGTCAATTGTCACATCAACGTAGTACGGATTGCGTCCACGCTGTGAGTTCCCTG